GCAGTTTCGTTTGTGATTATAACTTGCGCTGTATAAGAATCAGTTGATCCATATTCAGCTCTAAATGTTGGGTTTTCTGCATAAAATCCATCAATACCAGTCTCTACTGGGTTATCTTCAAGAGTAATTACTGGAAGATTAATTTTAATTTCTTCAAATTCAGCAACTCCGATAGCATCACCTGTAAAAGTAATAATCGCAGCTCTTTTAGTTAGATCATAATATTGATCTTTATAAACTTCGTCTTCAAAGAATACAGCAAAATTACCATTTACCTCAAATGAAGCATGAGAAATTGAAGCTGGACTTGCATCTCCACTCATAAATTGCATTTCAGAATTATTATTAATACTTAATGCAAGACTTGAAATAGGAGTTGCAGTAGCCAATGCAGCAGTAGTTAAGTTTGTTCCGAATTGAATAGAATAATCTTTAAAGCTAAATATTCTTTCTTCTGTTTGAGTATTTACGATAGTACTACTGTCTGGAAATTGACTCATCCAATGAGAACTAATAGTTGCTAATCCGTCAGACACACTTAAGTCTAATGTTGAACAAGTACCATAAGCAAATCGTTCAGTATCAGCTACTCTGTTATTAATTAAAGTTGCAGTTTGAGGATTATTACCGGTTTTTCTTGTAATTGTATGCTCATAAACAGCAGCTTCACCAGCAGCAGTTGTTGAACTTAATGTTCCTAAAGCTGGAATCCAGATATAAGGTGAATTTTCAACGTCTAAAATACATTCTAGATCGCCTTCGCCCCATTGTTTTCCACCTACTGATCCCCAAGTTTTATCTCTTTGACCTTTTGCTTGTTCGTCAAACAAAGGTTCGTGATGTCCTCTAATTGAATTTGATAGAAAAGGAATATATTTATCCGGCGTTGTTGCTGTGCCAGGAGTAGCAGTTGCTTCTAAGCCGACTCCTATATACCCTTGTCTTCCTACATTTACACTCATAGTTTTATTTTTTAGTTATTTTAATTGGTTTCGCTTGAACCTTATATATATGTTTGTTAGTTAATATCTTATCAACAATATCATCTGGAACTTCTTTTATTTCTCTAGGCTCAATATTGAAAGTTTTATCGCCTAAAAGAAAGTTTAATCTTTTATGGTGTTTATTTAAAATCAACATCTTTTTTATTAATTAATTTATAATCATCTTTATCTAACTTTATAATTAAATTATCTAATTGATTACAGCTATAACATTTTATTTGAATCCAGACAACTTGATGTTTAACACTAATGCCATATTTATATTGCAAGTGGCTACATTTTTTACATCTATAATTAATCATTTTTATCTATTAGCTATTCTAAATATTGGAATTGTCATCACTATTGATTTAATTGCATCTTGTCCTTCTGTTCTTGAATCACGAGAATAATCAATTGCTATTTCATTTTCAATATACCTATTACTATATCCTTCTAAGTTTAGATTATGCCTAATTTGATAAAGAACAGTATTAGTTTTCAAGTTTTCACTATCATTTTCACCGCCCATAATGTCAGAGGCTTCTCTAATACCTACCATTTCACCTGAATTACCATCTAAATTCTGTTTAACGCTTACATGCAAGCCTATTTCTATCGTTGAAGTTCTATTATCTCGTTGATTATCAGCAATAGTTATAGATTCTACGCCAGGGCTAACTGTAATTATAGGTAAACTAGACTCTGCAAAACTTTTAGGCTCACCAATCCAATAGCTTTTAACCTTATTACCTAAAGCAGCTTTTAACATGTCTCTAATTATTTCGCAATTGTATATCATATTACATTCTCTTTTTTAATACTTTTTCTAAATGCTTTTGTATAATCTTAGTTATTTTAATCACTTGTGGCGCTTGTATATCTAATATCTTTCTTTGTGGTATGCTTTTTGTACCTCCTTGGTGAAAAACCGCATATGGTGTTGGATTTTTTACTGTTACGCTTGAGTGCTTAGGTATAGATTTAAAACTACTCTTCATTTTACCAGTTCCCCATAATGGATAGGATGGTTTTGACATACCTCTTGCTCGTTTTTGAGCGATTGTACTAGCTTTTAAAGCTGCCCAAGTGCTACCATATTCAGCACCCTTTTTAGCAAAATTCTTTTCAGCAGTTTCCTTTGTTGATTCACCAATTTCTCTAAGCATTGTTGCCGGACTTTCCACAAAATCTTCAATACTAGCAAGCTTTTTATTTAACTTATCTATTCCTTTTACTTGAATTGAAAATGATCTAGACATATCAACTTTGCGGTTCGTCTGGGTCTTTCATCGTAAAATTCTCATCACCAAGATTAAACATTTCACCTTTATCTTTAGATCCACTAGCACTATAAACATTACTATAACTCATCTGATTAGTAGTAACTTTAGGTAAAGGATTGCCATCACTATCAACAAGAACAAGCTCGTTATTCATTATCTGCTCCAATATCTTATTGGCTCTATCAATTTTTCTCTGTCCGCTTTTACCTAATTCAACATCTGCTTCCATTCCATATTCTTTTGCAAGCAATGTGCCAGACGCTAGTAAAGTTTCAGCATGTCTAATAATGGCCGGGACTGGAACTAATGGAATAATATAGTAATTTTTCAATACTCCGTCAACCTCATTATGTGCTTCTTCGCGGTAGCTTTCCACCATTTCTCTTGGTATAAATTGGTTTTCAGTAAAGCCAGACTCTCGTCTCACGCGCCAACAAGATGTATAAAACTCTGTTTCATTTCCTTTAATAGGTAAATCTGTATAAGCACTATATAAAGTTCTAGCTGAATTAAAAAATCTATACCTATACCATCTTAAATGAGCGCTAGCATCATCATCTTCAACAATAGTTCCTATTGGATTATCAACTTCAATATTAAATGGACTAGAAGTCAAGGCAGCAAATGTTCCAGTTTTAGTAGCTGACCATTCTACTGATACTTGATCGTAAGCAAATTCAGTAATTGGATCATCTTCTTTATGTTCAAATAAAGTGCTTGTTGCAACTGTAATTTGCGCAGTAGCCGGAGTAACAATTTTTAATAATTCAGTTGTCTCTTTACCTTCTTTTCCAGTAACAACAAAATTATTAACCGTAAAACCTAGGCCATTATCCGCTGGTAATACAGCAACGCCAGTACTTATGTCACTAGAAAATTTAGTTTTTTCCTCCCTCGCTAGGAGTTCGTGATCGTTTGGAATTATTAATGTAATCATAGAAATGTTGTTTACCTATCTTTGGTGGTTCTCCAATATGGCTTATTTCCACGTTTGGATCGCACCATATTTTTAAACCTGCTTTTTTAACTTTCTCACAAAAGACAATATCTTCACCTTTTTCACCTATAAATTCAAATTGTGGTTTATTAATCTTTTCAAATACTCTTCGATGAATTAAAGTCGCGCCCATACCGATACTATCAACTTCCATTAATTCATTAGCCATTATACTTATTAAATCTCCTTTTTTATCTACCTTCCCTATGCATGGCGCATAAGGTGGAACTCTTTTAAATATCTGTGTTCCCACAAAATCTTTTCCAGTAGCTAGCAATTTATTTAATAAGCCTGGCTCAAATACTTGATCGCTATCAAGGAATAATAGCCATTCATAATTTGATTCTAACAGGGCTTTTACTATGATATTCCTTGCTTGGTGTACAATTGTTCTTTTTTGGCCAAATATCGCCATATTTGAACCCTCAGGGGCTTGTAAATTGCGTAAACTGAAGGCGAAATCAAAATCTACTGTACCAAGATGAGGAATCCCTATAAGGACGCTGGTCGCTTTTTGCATAGTCTTTTATGAATTTTTAAACCTCTTGTGCTTTTAAATGAACGACCACACCATTCACATTCAAATTCAAATTCTTTTACCTCATTATCTTCAGTTTTCTTCTTGCTTTTTTTCTTTGGATCTTGTTTTTTTCTAATTGGTGATGGAATAACTACTGCTTCTGTTTCAATAATTTCTGCGTTATCTTTAATATGTTGGATGTGCTTTAAATTAGAAACGTCTTGCTTATGTTCTTCTTTTTGTTCTATTTCAACCTTTAATTCTTCTATATAAAATGCCGGATTATTCAAAGCCCATTTCGGAATTTCTTGGTACATTCTAAAGCTTCCGTGTGGTACTTCTGATTCAGGCGGTGGTGGTGGAAAATTAGAAGGTGAACTAACTTTAAATGCTTTATCTGCTCCATTAAAATCTGCTTCAGTATGAATATTAGCTTTTAATTTATTATATTTATCATTATAATAAAGACGATTACTCTCTATGTGTTGATCTTTGCTTACAAGATGTTGTAATGTTTTACTTCCAAAATGATGAATATAACTTCCACTAATTAAATGTGGATCTAAGTTTAAATGTCTGGCTCTAGCATCATAATCCTTATCTTCGTACCAACACATTTTAAATTTTTCATCAAATTCACCAATCGCGCTAACTGCGTCTTTATGAACGCAAAAGCAAAATCCATATAATCTGTCTAGTTTTTTTACATTATCAACCGGTGTATAATTTTTAGGGAAAGCTGGTGATAATTCTCCTTCTGTATAATGAGGACAAGCAATTTTTATATTCTTACTTTCCATTGTGTAAATCATATTACTTAACCAACCAGGAGAAACAACTACATCATTATTCATTATTACTTTATAAGTCGCCTTACTAAGAGATAGTCCTTGATTCCAGGCCGGAGCTACACCAATATTTTCTGAATTTTTAACGATCGTTGTATTCTTTAGCGTCTTCAAATATTCTAATGTCCCGTCTTGAGAGCCATTATCTATAAAAATAAATTTATAGTCTTTAAAGGTAGTGTTTTGAAAAATAGAATCTACTAACTTTTTTGTGTATTCCAGTTGATTCCATACTGGGATTATAATGTCGCATTTCATAAATGTCTTTTTTATTTATAAGTTATGTTTACTATGTATTCTATTTACTATCTCCTCCCTATTAAAATGAACTATCTTATATGATTTACTGTTATTATGCCTACGATAATTGAATAATACTAGCGGTAAATGCTTTCCAATATGTCCATTCTCTGCAAATGTAAGCCATAAATCCCAATCATCATAACCATTTTGCTCTTCATCAAACATATATTTATCAAATGTTTCTCTTTTAATAAGAGTACACATATCAATATAATTTCTACCTTTCAGCTCGTCATAGCTAAATGGTACTGAAGCCGCGGGCTGCCCTACTCTCTCTGAATCAATATCTACCCAGTACCAATTTGTATAAACAAATGAAATACCTTCTTCATCTAATGCTTTACTAGTAAGTTCTAAATAGCGAGGTTCTAAGTAATTATCAGCGTCTAGAAACAGAACATGGTCGCCGATTGACTCTTTATAACCGAAGTTCCTTGTCTTATTAGAGTGTTTAAATGCCACCTCATAATATTTAATTGGAACTTTACTATTCTCTTGAAGATTAGTGATTATGTCTTGTGTGTTATCTAATGAGCTATCATTTACAACTATTATTTCATCTGGTTTTTTAGTTTGATTTAAAACTGACCTTATACATTCTTCTAAAAAATGTCCGTAATCATGTGCTGGAATTATAACGGATATTTTATTCATAAATAACTACTGTTCTTGCAGCTCCTGCAGGCAATTCAATGTATAAACTCTTAACTAAAATACCTTTAAGATCAATATGCCCACTTCTTTGGTTGTCAATTCCTTTCCTAGCAAGGACTATCCCATTATTATCTGTACCGATATAAGCAGAATATTGTTGTTGATGTCCAATTCCGGCATTTATAAAAATAATTGATGAAATTCTAGCATTTTTTTGATTTAATGTGCCACTTTTCGTAAAGTTTTGATATAATTTTCCTGTCATAGTTTTATTTATTAATTTATTTAGCTGTTAGACCTTGAGTGCGCTGGTCTAGCATACACACTCAAAGCTAAATATAATTTAGATCCTATGCTACGAAAGCACCATAAGCATTTCTCCATTCACCGAAGCCCATATTGTAACGAGCATCTACTCCGTACCACCATTTCTTTCTCATGAAAGCGTCAGCGCCAGTTGTCATAGAGACAAACTCTGGTTTACGACGTAACTGATAAAGTAACGGTTTTACAGTTGTCTTAGTGTCAAGTAAGAACCAATCATTGGTATCACTTAACCAATTAGATACTTGTAAATCAACAACACCCTTTAATACGTTAGTTGCTAATTTAGCAGTAGTTGTTCCTTCTGATGGGAAATAAGCTGAATTTAATAACTCACGAGCTTCCCATTCTAAGTCTGCTGGAACTACCAATAAATCTGGTTTACTTGGTAGTGGTTTGTTCTTATCATCTTGGAAACGTCTCATTGCTGTAATACCAGCTCTCAATGAAGTCACTCCTAATGCGGTTGAGCCGACATTAGATTGAGTAGTGCTTCCTACTGTATGATTAGCTGCGAAAAAAGCTAAAGAATCATAACAAGCAATATTTTTACCAACAAAGTTAGCAGAAGTACCAGTTATTAAGTTACCTTGTGAAAGTAATTCAAAAAGTAATTCATCAGGAAACTGCTTAGCGCGAGTTCCTAAGTCTCTAACACGAACATTAATTTGACCATATTGGTCATCTTCAACAGCGTCTCTGTCAACAGCAATTGAACCTTCCCAAGAACGATTTTTAATTGAGAAATCATGTTCTAATACGTCGCTATCTTGTCTTTCGTCTGTCCACTCTTTCATTCCAGTAACAGCTCCTAGCCAAGCATAACTTTCGGTGTCCTTCTTACTATTAACAGTCGTTGCAATTTTACTATGCATTATTTCACCGGCATCATATGCCTTTTGAAAAATAGGTTGCAACCCAGCTAATAGCAGTTGAGGAGTATCGGATTTTACTATCATAAACTTAAATTATTTAATTAATTAACTACTATACTATTGTACAGCTCTATCAACTCGTACGTAAACAGTACTAGAATCGATAATTGCCTGGATATAACCAACTTCAATACTATTAGTTGAAGTCGTTGCTACTGTTTGGTCATCAAGACCATAAGCAAGATCACCAACATCTGCTTGAACAGCAGAAGCTTTAACATATTGGAAATTACCCTTTTTCTCTACTCTTACTTCTAATTCTCCGCTTACGCCAGCACTATTGTCAACAGCTTCTAAAGCTGTTCCAACAAATGCTAGGCCAGCAGAATCGCTCAATGGTACTAAGTAACCATCAGATTCACGAACACATACCATAGCACCCTTATAAATAGTGACTGCTTGATATAATTCATAAAGCTGGTATTCACCATCTTTTCGCTTTACTTCTCTATCTGCGCTTAATGCACTCATAACTTTACTTTATTAATTATTTAGATTGAACTGACTTCATATTCTTTGCGGCCTCTTTAGCGTCATCGTCAGATAAATCGAGGTGCTCAATAATATGTTTTCCATCTTCAGATAAATCCTTTTTAGGATCATCATCTTTTTCTTTAATGGTCTTTTCTTCAAAGTCAATTGCTTTCGGCATGTCTTTTAAAAATGACATAAATTGATCTTTAAAGTTAATGTCCTCATCAGATAAATTTACAGCAGTTCCTTTTGCCGTATATAAAGTGATAAAAGTTTCCTTCTGGGCTGGTACAATTTTACCTTGCTCTAAAAGTTCACCATAAGTCTTCTCAGCTTCAGAAAGCTCAACTTTGCGCTCTCGTTCACTAAGATCAGCTTTAGATTCTTTTTCTTCGTCAGACTTATCCTTTGACTCATCGGTTTTATCCGCTTCCTCTTTGGACTCCTCTTTAGATTTTTCTTCGTCTTTAGCTTCTTGCTTATCAATTTTATCTTCTTTCTTATCTTCTACTTTTTCTTTTTTAATATCCTCTTTTTCCTCTTTCTTTTCTTCTTTCTTCTCTTCTTTTTTATCCTCTTTTTCTTCTTTTTTATCTTCGTCTTCCTTTTTCTCGTCTTTATTGTATGCAGACTTTTTTAAATTTTCTAAAACATCAGTAATAATTTTAATAGCCTTTTTAGGAGTTAGTGGTTCATCATCTAATTCAATAACATCATAATTCTCTGAAAGACTAACAGGCATAAACTTAGCAAGGCCTTTAATATAAGGTTCTGCAACTAAAGCAACATGACCTAAGACTGGTCCAACCTTATCACCTTTATCTTTTGTGACATAGTTCTCAATAACAGAACTAGAAACATTAGTGATTAATCCGTCTTTAATTTTCTTTAAAACTTTCTTATCTATTACTTCAATGACAGCATCTAAGCCTTTTTCAGTAGGAATAAGCTCAGTTACTTTACCGGCATTCTTTGTTGGATCACTAGAATGTCCTAATGGAACAAATACATTTTCTAGTATACCTTTTTTGAAATTCTCTACTAACTTATCAATAGATTTTTTAGTGATTTCTAGTACGCCACCATTAGCGTCTTTATGAAACCATTTACCTACCTTTAATATTTGTTTACGAAATTTATTGTCTTCTAAATTTCCTTCAGCACCATCATCTACTAAGAAGATAGACTTTGATTCTTCTGATAACCCTAAAACTTTTACACTTTCCTCAAATTTAGAATTAGTCATTTTAAGTAATAATGACTCAACTAAGTTTCTGACTTCACTTTCATCATCAGAGCTTTTGATAATGCTCTCTAATGTCTTAATAAGTTCAGACTTAGAAACATTGCTAGTTTCATTTTCTTTAGTGATGTCGTTCTCTAAATCCTTAATAAAGGTTTTTAAAGTAACAAGCATCTCTTTCTTATTGTCCATTTTGTTGATTTCTTCTAACTTTTTTTTAACATTCATAGTTTTGTTATTAAATATATCTTTTAAATACCATTCTACTGCTTTTGCCTCGCTATTGGCAGGTACAGAAACTAATGATACTTCGTAAAATTTAGCTTTATTAAATTCAATTATTTTATCGCCTGTGCTTTTATCAATTACCTCTTTAACGTCATCATTATGAACAGTTCCCATAATAGAAAACTTGCTTAATGTTCCATCCATTATTTGCTCTTTTATCTTCATCTCAGTATTTGAAACAGCAATTTTTATCCAAATGCCTATATCATCATATTGAGTTTCTAGAACTTTACCAATTGGACGATCTTTATCGTGATTAAAGAGAACAGTTGAATATTCTAATAAATCATTTTCAGCCCCTTTTAAGGCCTTTTCTGTAAATCTTTGGCCCTCTGAATCTACATTAGCTGTGGTCGCATAGCCTTCAACAACAAGATAGCCTTCCTCGCTCCCCATCGGAATAGCTTTTTGTATCTCTAAACTTAAATTAATTTGTTTCTTCATAGTATCTTAAATGTATAATAATATTACCATTAACAGGACATCCTACTTTCTTAGGGTAGAAAGCGGAGGATAGGGAATATATACAGGACAGTATATCTCCTAACCTCTGCTACTTACCCTAAGGGTTATTACATTGGTTACTTGAATATGTTATCGGTCTCGGCGAGTCCTGTATTTACCACCTTTCTCTATTGATTATTATTAATCAGTAAAGAAAGGTGGTGGATATCGCTGTGCCTTTAAGTCGCTATGTTTAAAGTCGTTAGCCACTTAGCCCGACCGTCCTGTAATTTTCAACAAGTACTCGTCCTTGATATACTTTAATTATATATAGTATTTAAAATTTGGCAAATCTTTTTTCTATTAAAACGTCATTTTATTGCACTTAGGGCAATAAGTTTCTAGTCTTCCCTTATTTGGAACTGGCTCAAAACCACAATGTTGGCACTTAACATAATCTATCCCGGTAGATTCATCATGTCTAGTTAATTGCGCGTCGCACCTAGAGCAATAAGCTATTGTTCCTTTAAAAATTCGACCTGCTTCTTTTTTACAATATGGACATTTATTCATATTATTTTATTATTTATTTGTTGCGGGAGTAGGGATTGCACCTACGATCTCCAGATTATGAAACTGGCGGATTTACTTCTTTCCAACCCCGCGTAAAAGACCCGTTAAATTTAAAACAACTGATAAAGCTTATAAGGGTCTTTTCCACCTTACTCCTAATTTTAGGAAGTAATAAGCTTCTTGTTTGTTCGCTTTATTAAAACTTGTTGTTTATCCTTGAACATCTGTCCTAACTGGCTTTTGACAATACTTACAATAAACTGAACTAGCTCTTATTGTTCTTCCACATCTTGGACAAGCTTTAGTTCCTTTTAGTTCTTCGTTAGCCATATTTTTATCTTGTAAAATAATTAGTGCCGTCTTGAATTATTTTTGTAGATTGATAATTAGTATTTATAACAAAATTAGCTACTCCATTAATAAGCCCGACGGCCGGAGTAATAGTAATATTATTCACTGCGGCATTGCCGGATTCATCACCAACTTCAAATCCTTTATTAATTGGCAATGTTGTTGGATCTGGTATTGTAATTGCTCTAGCGACTGTGGTATCAGTAACCCCAACAGAATAATCAAACTTACTAACTACATAATCAGCCGCCACTCTAACAGTATTCTCTGTATCATATGAACCAATTTCTTTGACCCCATAAATAATAGTTCCAGTTTCAGGATCATGGTAGCCCTCTGTTAATCCATTATCAACTGAGCCATTATTTGTTCCTAGCGCTGTTGTTACTACACTAGTAGGATCAATATTATAAATATCTCCTGCTTTAGCCATAATTAAATAATCACCAGTAATATTACCATAAACAGGCGGAAGATTAACAACATTTGTAGCTGAAGATTGAGCCGCGCCTGGATCTTGATTATTCCAAAATCCATGTGTAAACCCAGCTACACAATCATGTAGTCTAAGCCAAGCGTCGTCTCTTTCTGCTGACCAGAAACTTCCTAGAGTAGCAATTCCATTATTATCTAACCTTGTAAACACAACCTCACCAGCTAGTTTAATAGTACATTGATCTCTTGTAAATAGTCCTTTATTTGTATCTCCATCAATAACTGTGCCAGCAAATAATTTAGTTGTAGTATTTTGAAAATTAAACCATGCTATAAAACCAGTACCTTTAATATAAGTTGTTTCAATGGTTAAAAATGAAGCATTAGCTCCAACTGCGGTAGCTAAATTCATAGTACATCTAACAGTATATAGCCAAGAACCTTGAACTACCAATCCATCTCCTGTTAAATTACAATAATAGAATTTAAAACGACATGATTTCATTCCTAAAGTAGTTCCAGGTGATCCTGCTTTTTCAATATCAATATTAGTGTCAATAGACATAATATCAAAAGTATCTCCATTAACTGGCGCTTTATAAATATTGCCATTTTGACTTATATAAATAGTATCAGCAGTATTTTTATATACAAATCCATATCTTTCATTAGGTAAACCAGACGTATAATTAACGAGCTTTCCAACATGCTCATTCGCAACCCAGCCTGCTCCGGCTACTGTTAAAATTGTTCCAGTAGCTTTACTAGCACCCACTATACCAGTAATAGCATGGGTAGAAGCAATAGACTTTTTACCAATTATTTCAATATTGTTAACATAAAAGAAAAATGATAAGTCTTTAGTAATTTTAAAATCACCAGCTAAGTCAATAGTTGGCTTATATGCTGGCCTTAATGGAATATCCATTAAAGTCCTTTCAAGCGTTTTATAAGGACTTCCTACGCTTCCATCTCCAGTATCATCATCTCCATTAACAGAATCAGCATAAAGAGTATAATCAGTAGTATTAACATCCCAAATATCCTCTATTACTTCATCAACAAGATCCTGTGCATTAGTTAGCCAAGTATAAATAGCAGACTGACCTTTGAGCTGCTTTAATTTTGATATAAATCTTGTTATAAATCCTTCCATATTAGTTTAACCAAGTTAATAATTCTGCAACCTGTGCATCTGCCTCTGAACATTGAACATAAATTACTCTTGGAGCACTGCCAAAAGTAATTCTTTCGCCTGAATCTGCTGTCATGTAATTTACATGTGCTGCTGTAAAATCATAATAAAATCCGTAATCTTCGTCTCTTAATTTCAAAGTAAACATCTTAGTTTTAGCTGGTAATATAATTTCATACCATAAAGCTTTGTCAACTAAGTCAATATTCTGAATAAGAGGAGTAGTGCAAATAATCTCTGACATTATTTTTACTCTTATAGTCCCGTCATCATCAGCTGCTCCTCTAATTAATCCGCCACTATCTTTAGCGAAAGGCAATACAACAAGTTGTTCATTACTGTCAACTTTAGCACGAGCATCAGCTCCATCTGGTTTTTGAAAAGCATAAGCATCTATACTTCCATCTTTAACATTAACCCAAACTCTTCCGTCATCATCTACTCTACCTCTAGCAGGTGATCCATCTTTATCAAAAAAACTAGGCTCATTCACGATTGCTCTTGATAAAGCATTGATAAATCCATCACCTTCTAAAATCTTAACATACATCCATTTGTTTTTGTCTTGTAATTCTTTGTCTAGATCAGCAATGGAAACTTTTTTAGTCTTGCCATCTTCACCGACTAGTTCAACTTTACCTTTTATCTTTTGAACTTCTGGAAGATTTTTGATTCTAATACCTTGGTCAAATCTTTTTATAATTTTAGAAGTTAAGAAGGTAAGTAAATTTTTTGTATTTAATTGCAACTTATCTTGCTTATTCTCTAGGTCAACTTGTTTATTTTTTTGTTTAAACATATATTTATTCAAATAAATTGTTAATTTCTTTATCTAAGTCAGAATAATGCTTATCAACAATTAAATCTTTTTGCGTTGGCCCTTCAGAGGCTACTTCTAATTTGTTAGCTTTATCTTCTAAGATTTTTGACTTCATTGTAGCTTCTTCTGCCCTTTCTTCTACCTCTGCGATTGCTTCTGTTTGTCCAGGAGTTAAAACTGGAGTTGCGATAGCAGAATTTAATTCACTAGGGATTTTGCTAGATATGCCTGTAATCTTAGGTAAGCCTTTTAAGTCTTTAGATAATGCTATCCAAATACAATTATGAACAACGATATTATTTGCTATATAGCTTTCATCTTCATCTATTGAAAAATTATAGACTAATCCTTTAAAAGGTACTTTTTTTATTGTTTTAATTTTTGTGTGTTGCATATTCATAGCGATTGTGATACAATGTTAATATGATTAAAAAAGGAAAATATTTTAATTGCGAAGTTTGTGGATCTGAATCTTATGTTCCTCAATATAGATTTTCTACTGCCGTAGTATGTTCTGTTTCTTGTAAGAGAAAACTTAAGTTTCATAGAATGTTGCGAAATAAAGGTAAAGAAATTGTTTCTCTTTATAAAAGTGGAAAATCCATTAGACAAGTTGCTTATATTACTAATATTAATAATAGAACTGTTTTGAAAATTCTTGATTATTATGGAATATCTACGAGAAAAGGAAGCGAAGCTATTAAGCAACAATGGAAAAATGGAAGAACACCTAACAGTAATATTAGAAAAAATCATAGAATTGTGCGTTCTCGTGGAAAATGTGAACGATGTAATAGCACAAAAAATCTTGAAATAGATCACATCGATGGTAAAGGATCTAATATTCCTCATCATCTTCGTAATGAATCGCTTATTAATCTTAGACTTCTTTGTAGACATTGTCATATTATTTTAGAAACTGAACGACGTCTTCGGTCGTCAAGTCTTTAGCGTTAACCCAACCACGTTTTGTTAAAATTGGATGTTCGGGTGTACATCTTATTGTTCCTTTGTTTGTTTCAATTTCATATAATTCATCTGCTTCACGCATTGAACGTCCTGTTACTTTTCTATATCTATTTTTATGAGTCATAACATAATCACCGATCTGAATATCTTTAATATTTTTGATTCCTTTTTTAGTTAAAACATCATGAGAATCATCTAGGCACCGGCAACTAAAATGCCTTGGTGGTTCATACTCTGCATAAGCAGAATCAGTTGATTTAACTACTCGGCCATCTAAACTCATGCATACATTGCATGTTCGTCGGTCTAATATAGCGCTGTACTGGTATCTACTGATATCATTGGCATATTCATCAAATGTAGCGTCTCTGCCTGAATTTAAGCCAGTAGAGATTACTAGACTAGCAAATGTAGCCGCCACCATACTACTTAATGAATTATCAACGACTTCTGTAACGCTTTCAAATTCTTGTAATTTTACACCTTCTTGCTTAGGAATATTTTTAACATTCTCTGATATATGTTCTAAGACATTCTTTTTATGAGTATCCATAAACTCCTTAACCTTTTTATCAATAGCCTTTTTAATCTTATTATCAGTCTTTGGCGAAGCCTTTTTTAATTCATCAGCAGCCTTAAGTTTACCAAATTGAAAGATGTTGGTATATTTTTCTTTTATAAGTTCTCTTAATTCATCTTGGAAAGGTAGCTCAATTTTCTTTATCTGCTTTTCCTTACCAGCATCAACTAACTTTTTAACTTCTTCTGAAACTATTGGAATTTCTTTTTCAAATATAACATTCATTCTATCAGCTAATTCTTTTTCTTGGGTTTTCATTTTATTCTCAATGCCTTCAAAATCTACACTCTTTTCAGCTTGAGTTAATGATCTCCAAAATTTACTCTCCACTCTGTCCTCTAAATTAACCTTTTCCTTCTCCGTCATCTTCTTAGCATCTTCATTTGTTTTCTCTGTAGATGTTACTGCATACTCTAAGCCTAAGTTTTCAGCGGTCTTATCAATAACTTCTTTAACAAATCCATCAGGAATAACAGTAAGATCTTTTTTAGATATCTCTGTAAATACAGCCTTAAGTAATTCGCCGGCCCTATCTTCTACTGGATTAAATCTTAGCGTTGGATATGCGTTTGTTCCAAAGTTCCATTTAATTAATTGAGGTATAGCATAAGTATTAATAGTCGCCTCCATTTGCCTTAATATGCTTTCAATAAACATTGAGTACCATTCAGCTTGAGTCTTGCCTAAAGCATAACTTCCGCCCTTGCCTTCTGTTCCAAGAGACATAAAGCTTTGCATGGCAGACTTAGCCATCATTAAATTATGATGTTGTATTAACGGCATTCCGTCTTTACCTTTGCCACCAAATATCCATTCCATGTCATAGCCAGGTGGTAGTGTAAGTCTAGAATTTATCCCCATATTATCCACCGCTTCTTCTGCGGCTTCTCTTTCAGTACTATCTAATTGTTTTAAAGGTTTTAATAGTCTAACACCCATACCCTCTATTTCAGCGGTCTTATGAGCTATATAATAAAGCTTATGCTTCTTGTCATAATGATAATAAGCCGACTTTAAAATAGATTCACCGTATAGTTGGTGCTTTTCTTTTCTAAAGGTAAATAACATTGATTTCTCTGGTGGTATATTTACATCAACAGTTTCTTCACCAAATGTTGCTTCTTGATGGCCACCCATAAATCCTCCGTACTTATCAACTCTTATCTGGATTGTATCAGCGTCGCGAGGTGCTAACTTCTGCCAACCAATTAATCCTTCATAAGGCCCCTCTTTAATTATTTGAGCTACCTTTTCGTAGAAGCGATAACCTTCAAATACTGCCCTAGTCATATCTGCTATAACTAAAGGAAGCGGTGTTGACATACCGCCTTGTTCTTTTGGTGCTGTAAAATTATTAATGATAAAGTCTAGTTCTCCATTATCATTCTTTGCTGGAATAAAATTATATTCCGTTGATTGGATTGGAAGACTAATTAAATTAACAATGGACGCAACTTCTCCATCATTGTTCTGCATTTTAATATAGTCCTCTGGGTTTAAGCTATCGGGATTTTCTTCTGTGTTATAACCTCCGATAACAGCGTCTCTCGCTACTCCTAATTCATTAATATAGTCGGCTAATGATTGCCGTTTATCTGCCTCTATTTTTCTCTCTTCTTTCTTCTCACTACCAGATAAAGAGCTAAATATCTTTGTAAAGATGTTTTGTTTTGCCATATTTTTTTATTAAAAACCTTCAGGAATTGTATCACTATCCATGACACTTCTTCCCCCGGTACTCAATGACGCACTATTGCCTGTGTCCCAATGGCCAAACATACATAGAGCAACTGACCAGAAAGAATCTCCATGACCCTCTGGTGATTCAATAGCCTTTAAATCATTCGTAACTGCTACAATTTGATTTAATAGCCTATTGTCATCAATTAGTTCTATTCTCTTCTGAGTGACCATGCTATCAAGCTTAGTCGCCATTGACATTTTAGTATTAGTATTGAAAATAACAGGTTCTAACGCTGGTGGTAATAAATTTTGTTCAGCGAATGATTCTAGTTCTCCTCTAGTAGAATCATAATAAACTGTATTTATTCCCCATTGCTTTATAGCCAATTTAATGTATTCAATCTGTGTTTGATTATCCGGATCATATTCTGTACCATTTGAATAGTCCCAATTGTCCATAAACTTATGATGGATCATTATCGCTTTGTCTCCATCTTTTTTGAAAACAGCGAAATGAGAGGGATGAACCTTTTTACCTAAATCCCAACCACCGAAGACTTTATCTACGTGTTTAATTGTATCTGTTATCCTTGAATTTGGCAAATCTTTATTTACGGTTTCATTTAATCTGTCAAGATTTATAAAACTTTCAGAGGAATAAACAGGCATACAAAGATATTCCTGGCTAAATAAATTAAGCCCTCTTTCTTCTTGTCTAAGCTTTAACTCTTTATAGTTTAAATGCTCCGGCCATAAAGCTATCTTTTGTTTATCAGAAACGATAGCAGGTTGGAACTTTGTATTGAAACGTTTGGTCACTTTCTTATCAAAGAAGAAATCGGTTGTTGTCTGAGGTGTTCCACAACAATGTAGTCCGCCACCCTTTTTAGGCATATCCATTATGTTACTAACAAAAATCTTATTAATCTTATAGATATTTGTTAATAGCATTTTATTCTCTGGGTCTTGAAACGGATCATCTATGTATACTAAGTCACAATGAATACCACGTTTAAAGGCTAATAGGCCATGAGGTTCTAATGTTATATAATGTATTCCATCCCATGTATATTTACAAGTGCTTTCAGAAATTTCCTTTAAGTCAGTTAAGTCGTCAAAGTATGGATTATTCCTTATCATTTCTTTTATCTTTTGAATATGATAAGAGGACATCCCAGACTGATAACTAAAATAGTGCCCTTCAATGTTCTGCGGAATATATCTTGCCTTCCATATCTGCCACATAAAATGAGCATATAGACTGGTAGATTTAAAATGATCCCTAGGGGCTATCCTTACCGATCTTGTACTCTCCTGTAAAAAATCACACACACTATTAATATATTCGCCATCTATAAATTTATCAAAACTCTTGCTAAATATTTCATTAACAAAAAAGCTAAAACTAAATCTAGCCTTATTTTTTATCAGTCGCTCCGTTATTATCCTCAGCGATTGCTTTTTCTCTATCTTCAATTTCTGCAATTTCATCGAGAACTCTGACTGCTTCTTCTTCAATGTCGGCGACTTCTTCTGGCTTTTCTCTTTTGTCATTTACATTTGAATCAATTGTTTGTTTAGGCATTCCATCAACTCTATTTATAAT